CAGCACCAAAGGTAGCCTTGTCGTTATCGCCCAATGCTATGCCGCCGTTAGCTGTGATTTCGCCAGATGCAGATAAACTAGTAAATGCGCCTGTGGATGCAGACGATGCGCCGACAGAAGTGCCGTCAATTGTGCCGCCGTTAATGTCTACATTGGACGCTATAAAGTTAGAGCCATCAGCCCTTGCAAGCTCAAAGCCACCAGCAGTCGCGCCGTCATGGACAACAAGGGTTTCTTTTGTGGTGTTTACCGAAATCTCACCTTCCAAACCTGTAAAGGTTGCGTGTTCGGTGGTGGTTCCTCTGCGTCTCTGTACTGCTGTAGTCATCTTATTACTCCGGCTTAGTTGGCCAAATTATATCATCTATGGAAGTTGCGTCAGCATAGGTTTCTGGAATGTCTCGCAGTGCTTGCCTATAAGCTGACCATTTAGTCTTTTTTGCTTTAGATAATGGGCTGTCTGGGAATTGCGTCCAATCTGATAGCGCCAAAAGATTGTCTCGCATATCGCGCAAAGGAGGTTGATATAAGTCCTCAGTATCTGGCGCAATTATACCCTCAACCAAAGACTCCCCGTCAGATAGGTTTAACGGCGCATCAGTTGTCAAGCACTGAAGATACCTCAAGACTTTGCCTGTCTCTGTATCTATAACGGAATAAAAATTAATCATTTCTTAGTCTCCAGCGTCCGAACATAACCATCAAAAATAACAACAGTGCCGCCAGATGAGCTGTATTTTCTTGCATAAACTTTAATGGTATTGGTCCCATTAACGGTCGTGATAGGAAAAGCCTCAACACCTCCATACTGATAACTTCTTGACCTAATCAGCACATCGTTCAGATAATAGCTTAACTGCAAGTAAGGCGCGCCGCTACCTCCAGCAGCAAAGTTTCCTAATACTTCCGCAGGCGCTCCGCTTCCTGTAAAGGTCAAAGTCATAAACAAAGACGCGGTCGTACTGTTAAAAGTATATGAGCTGGCCAGTGCTGTCGATGTTGGAATTGTCACGGCCTGATCTGCAATCTTCAGAGTATCAACAGCAAGGTTAGCAATTTTAGCTTCAGTTACAGCAAGGTCTTTAATGTTGGCCGCTTCAATAACGGCATTACTGATCTGCGCCGTGTCAGTAATCACACCAGATGCAGCAATTAAGCCCGCTGTAATAGAGTTGGCGGCTATCTTATCTGTAGTGATAGCCTCTGCGAATATCTTGGCAGAAGTAATAGAGTTAGCTGCAATAGCGTCAGCACTAACCGCCCCGGCCTGAATCTTGCCGGCGGTAATAGCATTGGCGCTAATCTTATCTGAGGTTATCGCATTGGCCGAAATCTTAGCTGCGGTAATAGCATTGGCAGCAATCAGGTTAGCGGTAATCGCATCAGCAGCAATAGCCGCAGTGGTTATAGATCCGGCACTTATAGAATCAGCCGTCACAGCACCAGTTGCTATCTTGTTTGAGGTTATGGAGTCGGCAGCTATCTTGATCGAGGTAATAGAGTTTGACGCTATCGAATCTGCGGTAACCGCGTTGGCCGCTATTTTAACTGCCGTTATTGAATCGGCAGCTATCTCTGTAGCGGTTACGGCGTTGGCTGCTATCTTTCCTGCGGTAATCGCGGAAGCACTTATTTCATCAGCAGTAATTGCTCCCGCTGCAATCTTAGCCGTAGTAATAGCGTCTGCGGCAATACTGTCAGCCACTACCGCACCAGCTTGAATCTTGGCGCTAGTAATGGCGTTAGCAGCAATGGTATCAGCAGTAATGGCACCAGCGGCTATCTTATCTGATGTTATGGCGGCAGCGTCTAGCTTTGCAGTGGTGACAGAGCCAGCGGATAATTCAGTTGCAGTAATAGCATCGGCGGCAATGTCGGCAGCGACAATAGTGTTTGCGGCTATCTTTCCAGAGGTGATCGCGTTGGCTGATATCTCGTCAGCAGTCACAGCTCCAGCGGCTATCTTGCCAGTTGTAATGGCTGCTGCGGCTATCTCGTCTGCTGTAATTGCTCCTGCTGCAATCTTAGCCGTAGTGATGGCATCAGCAGCTATGCTATTGGCAACAACTGCGCCAGCGTTTATCTTTGCAGTGGTAATAGCGTTAGAAGAAATAGCATCGGCTGTAATAGCTCCGGCTGCAATGTTTCCCGCCGTAATCGTATTGGCCGCAATCTTAGCCGAGGTAATGGCGTTTGACGCTATCTTTGTTTCGGTAATAGCTCCAGCAGCGATAACCCCAGCAGTAATGGCATCAGTGGCTATCTTTGCAGTTGTAACGGCTCCAGCGGCTATCTTTAGCTCACTAACAGCGCCGTCTAATAACTTATCTGCGGTAATAGCATTAGCTGCAATCACATCACCCTGAACAGCATCAACTGCTATCTTTGCATTTGTAACGGCATCGTCAGCTAGTTTCAGGGACGTAATTGCGCCGGCCGTAATTGCATCGCTAGTGATTGCGCCAGCGGCGATAACATCGGCAGTAATAGCATCGGCAGCAATCTTGGCCGTAGTGACTGCATCGTTAGCTAGTTTAAGCTCGCTAATAGCGCCATCTAGTATCTTGGCAGCAGTAATGGCGCCAGCCGCGATAACGTCACCTTGAATGGCATTGACCGCTATTTTGGCATTCGTCACAGCGGCAGCGGCTAACTGAGTGCTGGCAATCGTTCCCTGAAGGTCAGTCGTTGCAATGGTCGCAATAAATGCAGTCCCGTCATAGCGGTAGGTCTTGTTATCAGTGGTTAAGAATACCTGACGACCTTGAAAGTTACCCGTAGTAGGCAATGCCGTCACAATCTCAATAGGGCGCAAATCGTTAGGGAAGTTGGCAGAAGCTAAAGCCCCGCCGATATCAGCAGCAGGAATCTCCGAAGTCCACGCGCTCCCGGTGTAGCGGTAAATCTTATTGTCAGTGGTCAAGAATACCAGCTTGGGGCCAGTGTATCCGCTTGGGTTTGGCAATGTTGTAAGGATGCTAATTGGCTCTATGCCAGAAGCAAAAGAGGCCGCGTCTACCGTTCCCGCTGAGATTGAGAATATGTCATCAGTCCACGCAGAGCTGGCTGCGTCCCATCGGTAAAGTTTGTTCTGTGTCGTTTCGTATTTTATCTGTCCGTCAAAGTCACCGGATGCGGGCAATGAAGCCACCGGCTCAATTCCGTAAGCACCAGCCTGAGTAAAGAGGTTATTAACTGCTTGGCTAAACGAATCAGTATCAACAAATAAAGTGGTGGCAGAGGCAACCGTCGATTCGGCAGATATGTTTCCACTGTAATCGACAGATTTTAGCCAATAATAGCGAAGGATATTATAACCAAGGCCGGTTCTTGTATAAGAATCACCGCCAGCAACAAAGATGCGGGAGGCTGTGTCAAAGTTGTTTACTATATTTTCCCAGACTTCCACATGGCTATAGTCAGGGTCTGTTGGTGGAACCCAGCTAATCGTAACCTCTTTTAATCCACCTGAAGCAGTTACAGAGGACGGTATTGCAGGGGCATCAGTATCGCCTTGAGCAAGCCCAGACAAGGTAACAAAATTACTCTTCACGCCTAATTCATTTACCGCTCTAATCCTGATGTTGTAATTGGCGCTAGGGGTCACTCCGACAATTATGTACTGGGGAGTTGTTACCGATGCTGAGTTGTAATCCGGCTCGTCAGTTTCCACGGCTTCATCAATGGAACCGTAATCAAGAAGAACAGATGCCGCGTCATCAATAAGGCCGTAGTTTTCTGAGGTGTCGTAGTTTGCCGCAATGCTTCCCAGATCAATAATCGCAGATCCGCGCTGATACTGAACCTCGTAGTGCGTAACGAAAATGTCTGCGCTAGCTGTCCAGTTCAATCTCAAAGATGGCAGCAGCGTTCCGTCAGACGCGACAACGGTCGTAGAGGTGACAGCAAGGCTTGTTGGTGGCTGGGTAGTCCTTCCGTTATATAGGTCAAGTTCGCCGCCTGCCAGATAATCTTTCTCATCAGACGAAGCCCAATTGTAAATTTCAGCAGCAGTCTCAATTGCCTGTACGTTTACTATTATTTCGCCATTAGAAGATAAACTCAGGTCATAATCATTAACTTCAAATACTTTTTGATCCCAGCCCATTTTGGCGTTGGTAACCATAATGTTGTCGCCAGCCTTAAACTTTAGCGCAGTAAGGTTACAGGGAACTGTAATAGTTGTTTGCTGCCTTGACCGTAACAATGCTAGTTTGGCTATTCTTTGTGCTCTAATGTTATTCGAAGTAAACGGCAAAGGCATATCCAAATAGATTGGGTCGCCGTCTTCAGAGCTATACGCAGAGCTTAACTGAGCTGGGTAATCTGCAAGGCTGTAGTCGTCCTCTTCGCTTCTAAACACACCTTTAACGCCGTTATATAGGCTTCTTCGGGATTGCTTAGTGCTAACTTGCAAGCCTCCAACCATGACGGATTCATCAATAGTTACTGTAGGAGTTGCGTAAGCGCCGCCGGATATAAAATACTCACCGCCTGAATATACAAGCTTGCCAGCCATAGCCGAAAGCATGGCCTCAATGTTGTCTTTTTTAGAATTGGCGGTGTCAATAACACCATCTAACGTGTATCTGTCTTGAGTGCCGCCAGCATCTAAAGTTATATTTTGATCGCAAAGAGAGATAGCTGTAGATAAAGCTGTGATATTAATATCTAAGGCAGACTCTGCAAGGCCATATCTTGTATTCAGCAAATAATCGTACACGCAAAGGGCTGGGTTTTGCGTCCACTCGGTAACGCCAGTAATCGGATTAGCAACCTTTTTGCCGCGCATTGTTGCCGATACGTTAGGCAGTCCATTAGCAAACTGCTCTGTATCGTATTTCATTTGAACGTAGATATACGCTGTTTCATTTAATATATGTGAAGAAGTCCACTGGGTAGACCTTGCTACAAGCTGGGAATCCGCAGTAGTTTGATTCCCCAAATGCACATTTATATCTAAGTACTCGGCCCATGACCCAGCTATGCTGCCATTACTCCAAACTTCTTCTTCGCCAAAATAGATCTTTTCAAAAGCGTCTATTTCGTGGCCAGCCATTGCAATAACTAAATGAAGGTATTCGTTTTCATCACCAGTACTGTCTATGTAAACAATTGCGCCGCCAGATCTTGTGCGGCCATAAATCATTTTCCTAGATGCGTTAGGCTCTCTTACAGTAAAGTCTAAGCCAGACATTTGTTGTCCAAGGCTAGGCTTCGGCATTAACGCCCTAGAGACCATAGACAATCCAGCGCCAATAGCAAAAGCGACTCCAAAAGATGCCACAGCTCCAAGTCCAAAAACAGCTAAAGCTCCACCCGCAGCAAGGGTTGCCCCGCCTGCCATTGCTAGCCCTGCTACAGCTGAAATTGCCATTTTATTTCCTTAATAATTTTGAGTAGATACGCTCAATTAATTCAAAGCCCATGCCTAGCAGAAGATTATCAAAAGGGATATGCACTTTAGTATTAATCGTCATCATAGAAACGTCAGACTCTTTGCAGTAATCTTCCGCGCATTTTATAAGATTATAACCGGCATAGGTTTTACGGTATTCAGGTAAAACAAAAACAACATCATTAGACGCAAACTTGTGGTCTTTGTAATGTATGCTTTGGCTTACCAAAAGTACGCAATAGCCTATTAGCTTGCCTTCATCTCTAGCAGTAAACGCTACCAGAACTCCCGAAGCGTCTAGCCTAGCGTATTCTTTCCAATCTGGGTTTAATTTTATCTGTCCTTGGTGAAGCGCCACTTCTTCCCAGTGCTTATCAAGCAAGGGTTTTATGTCCTCTTTAAAGCTGGACAAACATTCTCTTTGATAAATCATTATCTACCTATCCTTAGATCTATCCTGCCTGTTGATGAACTAGAGGAAGCCGGAGTTGGCCTACCCCAGATTATTTCTTGCTGTGCGATTCTAGAAACAAACTCAAAACCTTTGTCATTGGGGTATTCTATCCTTTGGTCTTCTGCTGTAAATCTTCTTATAGATGCCCGATCAAAAGCAATTAACTTATTTTCTGCCGCTATTGTAATTGTTGAAGTTTCACCAGAATCGCTGATTGTCATTACATCCATAAAGCCACTGAACAATATTACAGGGCTGGATATGATGTCGGCGCTTTCATCAAACGCGCCAAGGTATAGAGTTACTTTTCTGCCTTGGTATGGCTCATCTCGCGCAATGCTAACCAAAGACTGTTTTACGCCAGATACAGTAACAGTTATACCATTAGCCGTAAGCTCTTCAGACTCTTTGATTGAGCTGATAGCCAACAAATCGCCAGCGCCAACGTAAGTTTCACCGCTATATACAAGGTTGCCCAGTCCAGACCACAAGTTAAGGTTTCCTGAATCAAATTCCATCTTAACAAGATAGATAGGCCGGACTAATTCAGCAGTGGCAACCGCCTGCATCTCTGTGCTTAATGTTCTGCTCATTATAAAGCCTCTGTAAACGCAAAGGTAAACCCGTATATGGAGGCTGTATCTACAGACCAACCAATGTCGTTAGATGATAGCCGCCAAAGGCTCTTAGGCAAAGTAAAGTCTAGCGCAGTGCTAGTGCTAACCGCGGCCCTTAATGGCGGCTGAAAGCTTAATGTGTTAGCCCCAGAGGCTTTGTCGGCTGTTGCCATATAAAGGTAACTACCTAACTGGAAATAGTCACCAGCAGCAACCGCGCTTGATCCTGCGGTAGTCATGAACGACTCGGCCCTGATAGCTGCGCTGGTTACTGTGGCGGTAGCTGTGCTTGTGTGCAGCGGGCTGCCAAAAGTAAACGTGCCTGACCGACCCTTTAGGCCAACAATAAAAGCCTGTACTGACTTGGCTTCCGCATAGTTAAGGGCAGGCAGCGTGACTTCACATTCCCACCTAGCGCCCTGATGCTCATACGCCTGCTGGTCAAAGCTAAACGGTGATTCAGATACAGCAACGCTACGCTTTAGGCGCATATTTAAACTTTCGATACCAACACTGGGAAAAGATAAAGGCACTGATTATGCTCCTAGCATTTTACTGTAATTACCGCCGCGCATTCTAGCTTCCGCAACAGCTCCCTTAGCCGCGTTAGCTATCTGGGGCATAAGTGTAGCAATCTCTGCACGAACCGTCTGCTGCACGCCTGTAGTGACGTTAATGGTCTGGTTAACGGTAACGCCGCCACCACCAATTCTGTTGTTAGGTACAATTGACCCTTGCGAGTTAGGCACGAACATTTCTGGCCCGCGCTCACCT